AGCGTGCGGTCTAGGTACTCCTCGCACCACTCACGGGCCGCCGTGATCAGCGTGCCGATGTACGAGTCATCGTCGCTGATGTCCACACGCAGGTGGGCCTTGGCCTCGGATACCGAGACGGGCTCAACCGCCGGCGGCGTCGCTCTGGTCAGGCTGCGGTACTGCACGGGGGCGTCCTCGTTTCCTGGGCGTGGCGTCGGCCGTCTCGGCCCGGTGCTCGATGGCCGCCGTCTCGATGGTCTGCTGCTTGTCCTCGACGGCGATGCCTCGGCTGATCCAATCGTTCGCCATGCCGTCGGGAACGTCCGGCAGCACCTGGCCACGCTTGTAGTGCCGGTAGCTCATCAGCATCCTTATCTTCATGATTCCCCCACCCTCCATGCAGTTTCGGGCCGCTTGCTCGTACTGGTGAACTCATTCGCCCACTGGAACACGGGCGTGGTCAGGTTGCGGCCGGGCCACGTCACGACGTACTCGCCGTGTCCCAGCACGACCCGGGGCGAGACGAAGATCCGGTTGCCGCTCTCTCGCCAGTTCTTCCACCACCAGATGTCGGGATCTAGCCGGCCGTCGCCCCACGAACCCTCGGGGTCTGGCTTCGACCAGAACCACGGTTTCTTGGTTCGCTTGAGTGCGGCCGTGCTGATCACCGTGAGGCCGAAGTGGGCCGTGTCCACCTCTTGAATCGGCTCAGCAAACCACGACGGTGGCAGGCTTGTGTGCCCGGCATCCGGCGGCGAATCCAGCGTGCCCTTGAGCGTGAGCATGGGGCGGCCGTCTTCTCGCTTGGTTTGCAGCCCGGTAATGGCATCGCACTGGAACGTCATCGCCATGGCAAAGAGCGTCTCCACGTCTTCCTTGGTGAAGAACGTGTCGTAATCGATGGCCAGCAGATACTCGGCCTTGTCAATAAACTGCTCGAACACCCGGGTGTTCACCTGATCCCAGAAGCAGCCCGTGCCGAGAGTCGGCCGGATGCCCAAAGGCATCAGGGCCTGAGCCCAGGCGAAGAAGTTGCTGGTGAACCCCAGCCGGGGCATCGACAGCACGGCCTCGACTCGGATATCTACCTGCGTGTCACCGACACGGACGAGCATGGTGGCCCCTCGAATGGAAACGGCTGGCAGAGCGTAGAGCCCTGCCAGCCGTCCACTGTGCCGCATGTGTCAAGCGATCAGCCGCTGACGAGCGTGCCGACGTTCTTGGTGGCCGCCGAGAACGGAGCCTCTTCGGCACGGCCCAGACGGGCCACGCTCGAGATGGCAACCGTGTTGCCCGGCGAGGTGTAGAGCGTCAGGAAGCGACGCTTGCCACGCATATCGACATTGAACCGAGCCACGTAACCGACGTTGACGTTCGCCCCGGTCGTGGTGCCAGCCGCCACCGTGAAGTCGGTGCCGCCCACGAAACCGCTGATGTTCGTCTGGCCGGTGCCGGTCACGTCGTGCTGCGTCAGCCGGAGCACCGGAGCCGCATTGCTGGTGGTCGACGCGAACGGCGAGTACACCACGTCGATGGAAACGTACTCGAAGCCCAAGGTGTCGATCTCGTGGCTGTGGGTGGCCGAGGCCGCCACACTCGCCGCCGCCTTGGCGTCCGTCTTCGTTGCCGCAATCTGGATCATGGGAGCAGTTCTCCGTGGAAGGTACTAGGTTCAGGACGCCGTCTTGAGCGCGATCACCGGGCCCGCCTCGCTGGTCGAGCCGAGCGAGTGGAACACCGCATTGGCACGCACGATGCCGGTGACGAGGGTCTGGTCATACTCGACCAGCCGCTCCTGGCTGACACGCAGGGCGTAACCCTGACGCAGGCCGAGGGCACCAGCCATGGCCAGGTCGCCGAACAGCACCTTGATCTTCGACGCATCCGCACCGAGCGTGCTGTTCATCACATGCACGAGGGTGACGGGGTAGCCGAGGAACGTGAGGCCGAAGCCCTGTGCCACGCTGGCGTTGCCACCCTGGCCGAGATCCAGCCGCTGCATCGCAGCGTGGTAGCCGGCCGGCGAGATGTACCACCGGGCACCCGGCAGGGCGTAGCGGGGGCACTTGGCGAGCACGGCAAGGAAGTCTTCCTTGTCGAGCGTCTCGAAGCTCGTGTTGCCGCTGGCCGCCGTCGCCACGCTGGCGGTGTACGGAGCGGTGTCGATCTTGACCGCAACGCCGTGGTGGCCGCCGAAGGCCGAGGTGCCAGTGCCGGTGAAGACCGCTTCGTCGAGGGCCTTGGCCACCGACAGCGAGTGCTCCGTGGCGATCAGGTCGGCGATGCCCACGCCGTCGGCCCACAGTTCGTTGCTGACCTTGGTGGCCACGCCGAACTTCTGGGCGACCAGCTGCACCTGAGTGCCGGTCATGTCGCTGTAGGTGAACTCGCTGCCTTCGCCGAGCCACGCACCCGTGACGCCGGTGAGCCGCTTCGGGATCATCAGCGTGTCGCTGGCCATCGAGAAGTTCTGCAGGGCCGTGGGGGCCACGCCGTACGTCTCGACGTTGCGGATGATCTCGTTCGACACCTCGTCAGGCACGGCGAAGCCGCCGGTGCTGTTGACGCCTTCGACCATCGCGCGGCTCTCGACGCCGTGGTCAGCACACCACCGCCGGGCGTTGTCGTCGCCGGCGAACTTGGCACGCAGCCACATGCCGAAGCGGTACGCCGTCTCGTGCGAGCGGAACGCCTTGAGCTTGCGGCTGTCCCGCACCGGCTCAATGCGATTCTCGACCGCACGCACCTCGGGGGCCGGCGAGCAACGCTCGGCCACGCTGCGGAGATTCTTGGCCGACTCGACCACCTTGACCTCGAAGTCGATCGAGGCGGCGAGCTTCTGAGCCCGCTCGGTCAGGCCGGTGAGCTCCGCATCACGGGACTCGAGATCAGCCTGGTTGTCGGTCTGCAGGGCCGTGAGCGAGTCAATCCGCTCGGCAACGTCGGTGGCTTCGGCGCGAAGAGTCGAGAGGCGGTCCATGTGTGATCTCCAGCGGCGTGATTGCCGATGGAGTCCACTGTGCCGCTACGCACCCGGCCTCTTGCAGAACCTCATTTGAGAAACTGTTGTTTTCACAAACGCCACCGCACGAGCACCGCACCGTGGGCAACGCAGATACCGCTGCCGTTCATCGCCGCAGGCACGACTAGAGCGACACCGCAACTTCTCGCCGCAGGTGCAGCGGGCCTCAGACATTGCGGAGCCTCAGCATGGCGGCCCACGCCTGGGCGACGCCACGCATGGCTGAACGCACAGCAGGCGGGGCCGCTGGCTCGCCCTGTGACGCAAGCCACGCTTCGTAAGAACGCATGGCCACGCCGGCACTCGTCTGGGGGTACGCGGGAACTAGGACTGGACCCACGTCATAGAGTCCCGAAACCTCTCGGATCTGCCGCACGGCCTTGCCGTCCTCGCCGGTACGAAACGACTCGTGCTTCGGGTCCACCGTGAAGGCGAACGACGAGCCACGCACATCACGCCGCTGGATGAGCTCGAGCACGTCGGCCCGGCTCACTGGCGGCGTCACCACGTACCGCAAGCCCTTCTCGTCACTGGACAACTCCAGCGTGCCAGACGACGTGCGGCCCAGCACGATGTTGCTGTCATGGTTGAACAATGCGACCACGTCGCCCTTGCCACGCTGGCGGCCGAGAATCTTGTCAAACGCACCAGGCAGGATCTCTTCCTTGAAGCCGCCCAGGTCAAGGCTCAGCCGGTTGTACACGGCGGCGTACCCCACGATGGCGGCCCGGCCGTCGGCACGACTCTCGACCACGAGCTCGTTGTCATCCTCAAAGGCGAAGTCCCGGCGCTCAATCTCCATCGGTCTGCTCCTCTGTTTCGGCGTCGTCCTCGAGCTCGTCGGCCGGGCTGTCCTCGGCTTCGACCACCGGCTGCTCGGCCACCGGCTCCGGTGCAGGCGGCTCCTCGCCGGCCTTGTCCAGCGTGGTCATGTTCAATTGAATGAAGTGCTTGTCACCCTCGACGCCGAGCGGGTTGAGGTTCTCCATCTCACGCACTTCGTTAATGCTCATCCAGCCGTTCTGGATCGCCGAGACGTAGTAGGCCGAGCGGCTCGCGTGGTCGCCACGCAGCAGGCCGTTGACGTTGTGCTCAGCGAAGTACTTTTCGTCGTCGTCAATCAGGTCACGGGCGATGGCCGCTTCCCACCGCTTCAGGTGACTGAGCAGACAGTGCTGCACGAACTCGGTGCCCTGCACTTCGATGTTGTTGTATGTACTGCGTTCCAGGCTCTGGATCATGTGTGGAGGCACACGAAACGCCCGGCAGATTTCGATGACTTGGTATTGGCGTGTCTCAAGGAACTGGGCCGCCTCGTTGCTCTGCGAGAGCTCGTGGGCCTTCACGCCGTTGGGCAGGATCGCAGTGCGGTGGGCTCGATCCGCACCACGGTGCATCCGCTCCCACTGTTCCCGCAGACGCTCGGCCGCCTCCACGGGGATCGGGTTGTCGGACTCCAGCACGATGCCGGGCCGGGCACCGTTGCCGAAGTAGGTGGCCCCGTGGGCTTCCAACGCCTGAGCCAGGCCGATGGCGTTCTGAAACAGCCGGTACGTCGGGATCGGGTGGATGCCGTCGCTCGTCGTGTACCGCAGGGCGAAGATCTGCTCTTGGCGGTACACCGTCTGCCGGCCATCCGGCTCACGGTACAGGTAGCGAATCTGGCCGTTCTCCAGCCGCTCCTCCTCCATCCGACTGCTGTGCAGCGGCCAGAGCTCGCCCACCGTGCCGCGGGGGCCGGGCCGCTTCTCGGCGTACGACGCCCCGTAGTGCAGGTAGAGCCCGGTCATCCAATCCCGAAACTCCTGAGCCGTCTGCCACGGATTCGGCTGCGTGTGCAGCAGGCGGTACAGCGGGTGCTCGGGCACCGAGCGCTTGCCGCCCGTCGTCACTCGCTCGTACAGGTGCAGCGGCAGAGACGAGACCGAATCCGAAATGACACGGATGCACGCCGTGTAGGCCGAGCAGGCCATCGACGTGTCGGCGTTGACCCGGATGCCGGATGACGTGCGGCCACCGCCCATCTCGCTCCAGTCGATGCCACGGAGCTCGTGCATCCGGTAGTCGTTGGTGGCTGTTTCGCTCATAGCGTGATGATGTCCCAGGACTGGTCTGCTGGCTTCGCAGTCGCCGTAGCGTGGAGGCCAAGTGCCATCACGAGGCTCACGATTCCGTCGATACGCTCCGTTGACTTCTGCTTGCTCGGCTTGATGTTTCCGGCGTAATCGCTCTGTGTCGCCACGTTCGCCGCCATCCACGACAGCACTGGGTGGCCGCCGTGCCGGATCTTTTCCGAAAGCACGAGGTTCTCCAGCTGCTTTGCAGGGCTCGACATTGAGGCGTAGCCCTGCCCAAAGCCTGTCACATTGATGCCTTCTCCTTGCAGTTGCGTAGCCAGCTGCGTGGCGTTCCAGCGGTCGATCCCCAGCTGGCGGATGTTGAACTGCTGCGACAGTTCCACGATGTCTCGCCGGATCACGTCGTAGTCGGTGACGTTCCCATCGGTAGCACGGATGTGCCCGTCACGGATCCATCCGATGTAGTCCACCTTGTCCCGCTGCGTCCGCTCGGCTGCGTTAATCTCTGGCACCCAAAAGTACGGCAGAACGTCGAAGGTGCCGTCGTCGGCCTGGCTCACGAGCACCAGCGCCGACAAGTCCGTGGTGCTGGCCAAGTCGAGCCCGGCGTACCACTCACGCTTCTCGAGCTCGTCACGCAGCTGGCCGCCGCACTTCGCCCACGCATCGGGCGACAGCCACCGCACGTCCTGCGTCGTCCAGACGTTCAGCCGGTACCGCAAGAAGCTATTGAGCTTGGACGGCGACTGTTCAGCCTCACGGGCGTCGGCTGCGAACGACTCCACCGTGATCGTCTCGCCCAGCGACGGGTTGGCCTTGTGCCACGTCTTAGGGTCTTTCCAATCGTCATCGGTCAAAGCGGCGTAGATGCACCCGAAGAAAGCCGGGTCTACAGACGGGTCCGCAATGCACCGCTCGGCGTAGGCGTGCTGCTCCCAACAGATGCTCTTGCGGTCGTAGCCCGCCGTGGTGATCGACAGCAGGAGTGGCGATCGTCTGGCTGCTCCACCGTACCTTAGTGCGTCGCGTGTTTTGCCCGGGCCTCCGCCCCCGGCCTCTCAGCCAGGGGCGAAAGCCCAGAGGCGGCGGTCCCTTTGTGCGTGGAGTTCATCGAAGAGCAGGGCGTGGATGTTTAGCCCCTCGGCCCGGAACGCATCGGCAGACAGCACCCGGTAAAACGAGTTGCTGGCCTTGTGAATGATGGTCTTGCGGCTGTCGATGACCTCGAGGTGCTTGCTCAGAGCAGGCGACGCTCGCACCATCGAGGCCGCCTCACGGTAGATGATGCCCGCCTGCTCTCGGTCGCAGGCCGCACCGTAGACCTCGGCCCCCGGCTCGGAGTCAAACGCCGTCATGTACAGAGCGATGCCGGCCAGCGTGGTGCTCTTGCCCTGCTTCTTCGGCAGCTCGATGTACCCAACTCGATGTTGGCGGATGCCCTCTGGCGTGAGCCGGCCAAAGAGCTCACGCATGACGTGATGCTGCCACGGCAGTAGCTTGAACGGCTTGCCGGCGTTCTGCCCCTTGCTGTGCCGCAGGATGTTCTCGAAGAAGTGAACGACACGGCGGTAACGCCGCTGCCCTTCTTCGCAGAGATCAGGCACCGTGGAGCTTGAAGAACTCTTCGACTTCGTCGGTTGGCTTTTCTTCCTTGGCACCGAGCCGAGTCCTGCTAGTTGGTGTCAACCCAAACTCGCCCATTAGCGACGCCTGCAGGCTCACTAATCCACGATACAAGGGCCCGGCCGGGTTGGGCTTCACGCCGCCCAGGTCGGTGTGCATCACCGGACCACTGGCCCGAAGCTCCATCAGGCACGCCTGCGTTGCAGCGTACACCTCGCACAAAGTAGCCAACGCCTCGCCGTCAGCAGTCGTCAGCGTGCCGAGGCCAGACAGGATCGGCACGAACTCGTTCCACTTCTCAACGGCGAGCGGTTCGACCAACAGCCGAGCCGGCATCGGGGGAACGCCTGGCGGTGCCGGCAGATCCGGCCGGATCTTTCGCTTGCCACGGTTGCCAGCCAGCCGCTTGGCGGCCTCGGGCATCGGCTTCGGTCCTCGCTTCATCGGGCCACCTCAAAAACGCTGCGGAAATGTGCGGACGCGCACGCGCGAGG